CAAGATTGGAAATCGGATTATATTGATGCAGGCTGGTGGGATGTAGATCAATTTCGGGAGGTGTGAGAAATGGTTTTGCTAACAGAAAAAGAAGCAGAGGAATTAGAACGCTTTCGCAAAAGGCGACAGCATTTTGGCGGCGATCTGGAAATAGCCAATATCCACAATGCACCAAGCTCTTTCCCGGAAATGTATAAAAAGGTTTTCGGGACAGAATCAACGGAAAACAGCCTTTTCGGGCGGCCTTGGTATTCCGACAAAAAAGATGATGTGATCAAGCTTTATGAAACGGCGTTGTCTGATGGTTATGTGGTGGCACAAAATTAATTTTAGGAGGTGAATGAAAAATGGATCTGTATAAAAACAAGCAAATTATCAAACAGATGTTTGATTCTGGAACATTATCGGTTGCTGAATATGAGATAACGAATAACAAGATAGAACAGGTAAGACAAGAGACTGTGGCTCACATGATGGAAAAGCTGGAAGAAACGCAGAGAAATGAATTATACCAAGCTTTCGACAAAGAGTTGGCTCAAAAGGACACTAAGGCAGCTAAGCGCCCGTGTTTCAATGGTCTGGATAAATATACTACCCAGCAGCTCAAGGAAGAATTGCGGCGTAGGAAAGGCAAGTAAATTTAATTTGATGAAGGTGGTGAAAAATGATGAAGTGTGGCGATATAGTCAGAAACTATTGGGCGGGGGATGAAAATCCGACACGATATTTTGTCTATCTCAAAAACGATGGTAGGTATACGAGTGCGATCAGCTTTGACGGAAAAAGACTTCGTAAAGCCCAATATTATAGCGATCACATAAAAAAGGAGCCTGACAAATTTGTTGTTGTTGGACATGTTGACCTGGTCGATTATATAAAAGCCCCATTATTGGAACTTATTCAATCGGATTGTTTGTAATTAGATCAACTTGGGTTAATATTTTTGAGAAAGAAGGGAAGATATGAAGATAGAAAAGGCAATTGAGATAATAAACCGGAAAACATCAATCCCGGAACAAGGAGAAAGCTTTGATGATATCGTAGAAGCGTTTGATATGGCGGCAGAAGCCTTGAAAAGACAGATACCAAAGAAGATGGAAGCAAGGGAGTTTTTCAGAAAAGCGAAAAAGATATGCAGGGATACCGGCTGTCATGTATGCCCAATATGCGAGTATTGCAGTGACGGCATATTTTCAAGCGCAGACGATGAATTTGAGGAGCTGGTGGCGATTGTAGAGGGATACCAGAACGGGAGGTGAAAAAGATGAAAAAAATCTTGATTCTGTTAAACATTATCTCGCTATGTGGCATATTTTATATGCAGAAATGGAGTGTAATACCGTATGTCTGTGTATCGTTACTTGCAATTGCATTTTCTGGAGATTAGAGGGTTACAGGAGGAATAAAAAATGGACAAGAAAGACGGAAGCGCCCGCCGGGCCGGATATGCTGATATGGCAAAGGCACCGAGACGACGCACACACAGCATGGACATGCCCGCTTACAGCTACACGGAGCAGTGTCCTGATGCACGGTACAGGCCGGGCGGGGAGTTGTGCGGAAAGAGAACAACAAGGAGGTGACGCCGAGTGAAGAAAGAAGATTCTGGAGCGATAGAACAATTAGCGGCCCAAACAGTGTTTTCCTTATTGACTGTCAAAAGGATAAACGAGGTTGTTGAAAACGTTGAAATTACAGAAATGATTTTGGATGCGGCAGTTATATGCAAAGAATCACCATGGAAAACAGTAGGAACACTTTTCCCGAGAAAGCTTGAAGCCTATATAAGGAGGTGTGTCGATGAACAAGAGCATTTTGGATGATTACATAGACGCATGCGCCTTAATCACCGAGACGGAGCGGGAGATCAGGGAGTTGAAAAGAAAGCGGAAAACGATAGTCGTTGATTCCGTAAAAGGCTCAATGGAGGAATTTCCCTACGCAGCACAGAGCTTCAGGATTCAGGGCATAGCTCATTCCGTGTTGGATGAACCGGGAGAGCTGGGACGACAGGAACGGATACTGGAAGAGCGTAAGGATAACGCTGTGAAACTGAAAACGCAAGTTGACGCTTGGATGAATACCGTGCCCATGAGGATGCAGCGGATTATCAGAATGAAAGTGTTCGAACGCAAGACGTGGGAAAAGGTAGCCATGAAGATGGGGAGACGGGCAACCGCCGAGAGCGTCAAGAAAGAATTCCAGCGATTTCTGGAGGAAAACAAAAGATTGTCCTAGTTGTCCCCAATGTCCTGATTTTAAATGTTATAGTGTATAATGAGATAGCTGGATATATATCAATCTCCCCTTTTTAAGAGGCACTTGCTGCATGATGTGGTAGGTGTCTCTTTTTGCGAGGGGAAAATAGGTGGGTATCCTCTGATGAGGTAGGCAAGCGGCGCGAGGGGATAAGCGCAAATAATTATATACGGAATGGGTGATGATGAATATGGCCTTGACTGAAAAACAAAAGCGATTCATTGATTTCTATGTTGAGACTGGTAATCAGACCGAAGCGGCGCGTCTCGCCGGATATAAACAACCTCATGTCCAAGGTGCTCAAAACTTAGAAAAACTTAGAGTTCACATAGAGGAGCGTAACAGTGTTCTGGAGAGCCAAAGAATTGCCGGCATGACAGAGGTGAAAGAGTTTTGGAGTGCCGTACTTCGGGATGAAGATGAAAATGTTCGCGACAGGCTGAAAGCCTCTGAATATATAGCCAAGATCAACGCGGCATTCGTTGACAAAGTTGAGCATGGTGGCGATCTTGAGTTCAACATAAAGATAGATTATGGTGATGTGGATGGAGAAGACAATACAATTTAATCCCGTGTTTAAACCCCTGCATAGCTCGAAACACAGATATGTTGTTATGAAGGGCTCAGCCGGTAGCGGAAAGTCTGTAGATGCTGCACAATCCTATATCTTGCGCTTGATGAAAGATAAGGGGCGCAACTTACTGTGTGTGCGAAAGTCGGAAGTGACCAACCGCGACAGCACATTTGCCGAACTCATAGGGGCGATCAATCGCATGGGGCTCGGAAGTCATTTTGCTGCCACGGTTAATCCTCTAAGCATAACATGCGCAAATGGAAACAAGGTTATATTTCGTGGAGTCAATGATGAGAAACAGAGAGAAAAACTGAAATCCATCACATTCGACAAGGGTAAATTAACTGATGTCTGGATAGAAGAGGCGACAGAGCTTACCCAAAGCGATTTTGAGATTATAGATGATCGTCTACGTGGAGAATTGCCGCCGGGACAATTCTATCAGATAAAAATGACATTCAATCCGGTCAATGTGTCTCACTGGATTAAGAAATCATTTTTTGATATATCTGACCCAAACGTATTAACCCATCATAGCACATATTTAAACAACCGCTTTGTGGACGAAGCCTATAAGCAACGTATGTTACGCCGCAAAGAAGTCGATCCGGATGGTTATCGCATATATGGTTTGGGTGAGTGGGGAGAGCTTGGTGGGCTTATTCTAACCAATTGGGAAGTGAAAAATGTTTCACAGGATTTACAATATTATGACAGCGTTTCTATCGGGCACGATTTCGGGTTCAATCACGCTGATGCTATTTTGCCATTGGGTTTCAAAGATGGAAATATCTACATCCTGAAGGAAATATATGTTCACGAAAAAGATACAAACGAGATAATTCAATTAGCTAACGGAATTATTCCCAATAATAAAATGATGTATTGCGACAGCGCGGAGCCTGACCGCATAAAAATGTGGAAAACGGCAGGATATTGGGCTTATCCGGTTGAAAAGGAGCAAGGCAGCGTCAAGGCTCAAATTGACTGGTTGAAGCAACGAAAGATATTTGTTGATCCATCATGCACGAATACCATACGGGAACTTAATCAGTGGAAGTGGAAGAAGGATGAAAAGCAAAACATTTATCTTGATCAGCCGGTTGAGATATTCGATGATGCAATGGCTGCGCTTAGGTACGGAATCGAAGGACAAAGAAAATCTCGCAAATGGCTAAGTGCATAAAAACACGAACAAATACAGAGGTGGTGACAAGTTGACCGAAACAGATTTGATAAACGCAAGGATTCGCTTCTATGGACGCGGCCGGACAAATAAAGATATCACGCGCATCATCCTCAACGAATGGCGCAACGGCGAAGATGCACAGACTATCAGGGACATGCTTGACGCGGAAAAGTACTTCCTTGTCGAGAACACAACCATAGCCATGAAGCGCCGCGACCTGCCAGGATACGGTGAGAACAAAACCCTGTCGAACGCTAAAATACCATCAGCGTTTTTGAATGAGAGTGTTACCGAGAAAAGCAATTACGCCCTGGGAAAACCGTTCGCCGTCAGCGTAGAAAGCCCTCTTCCGGAAACAATCGACGAAACCGGCAATCCGGTCGAAGATCCCCGGAAGATAATCTACCAGGAAGAATGGACAAAGTATCTTACTTCCGAACGCAGAAAAACAATCAGGAGAATAGGTAAGCAGGGAGCTATTAACAAAGGTATTGGGTTCGCCTATGTTTCCATCGACCAGACCGGCGATCTCGCCATACAGCACATGGAATCTGAACAGATGTATCCGGAATGGTCAGACAACGAGCATACTATACTTGACGTTATGGTCAGGGATTACATAGAAGTCCATTATATCAACGGAAATCGCGAGGATGTCAACAAAGTCGAGTTTTGGGATAAGGAAATAGTTGAGCGATACATCGACAAGGGGCAGGGCGCGTTGATACCGGACCCGGACAGTCCCGGGCCGACAGCACACATGGACCAGGAAGGAATAGGGATATCATGGGGGAAAGCCCCGTTTATCGCATTTAAGGGCAATGAGGATGAATTGCCGGCGCTTAACCCAATTAGGGAGCTTGTAGACAGCTATGACAAGCTACAGAGCAAGATGGTGGATTCCATCATGGATGCCCTGGAGCCGGTGCTTGCGCTTGAAGGGTATTCGCCGGAGCTGGGTGACTTAATCGCACAACGGGCAATTATGCAGAACTCACGCATTGTAGCTCCCGGAGTGGGCGGCAAGGCTTAT